CTAATTTTGCTCAATCGCTCTAAATCAAAGCGTTCTGGGTGTAATGGCTCTCCTTCTTTGCGGAACTCCTCATCTTCTTCGGCAATTGCAGGAAATTTCACTATGCGCCATTGATCGCCACCATTCTTCATCTCTTCAATTAATCGACCAGCTAAATCATCCTCGTGCCATCTTGTCATGCCTAATAGCACACCAGATTTTGGTGATAAACGTGTATAAAGCGTGGTTGTGTACCAATCCCAAACGCCATCTCGAACTGTTTGAGAATTAGCCTCTTTAGCATCTTTTACAGGGTCGTCAATAATGGCTATATCCGCCCCCATCCTTGTAATACCGCCTCCAACACCAGCGGAGCGATAAGCGCCTTTATGTCCTGCAATTTCAAAAATCTCACTATTACGCAAAGGCTGACCCGAGACAGTCGCAATGCGTTTATCATTTAAGGATGATCCAGGAAATATATCGTGGTAGCTATCATCATCCATTATTCGCTGAACATCTCTATTCATTCGGCTAGCTAAATCAGCAGAATAAGAACAGGCAATCATCTGTAAGTCAGGTTTTTTACCAAAAGCCCAAGCAGGGAAACGACGACTAAATAATTCACTTTTACCACTACGGGGAGGGGCGAATATCATTAAACGCGGTTGCTTGCCATCTATTACATCTTGATAAAATTGCTGTAGCTCTTTTGCAATGAGAATATTAAACCACCCTGTTACGAAGTCAGATTTGGTTTGAGTGGTGAAGTGCATTAGTGACTTCTTGGCTTTCTCAATCCGAATCTTGCTCAGGATTTCCTTTGGCGAGTAATTTTTCAAGCTGTTCAAGTTCATCAATGCTTAATCCTGATAAATTTAACTCCGCGTGCTGCTCAATATGCAAGTCACCAGATAATTCCATTTTCTGTGTAAACATCCCTAAATGCTTACCAAGCAATTCAAGGGCTTTATTTGCACCTGTCGGTTCAAAAACGAAACATTCGGTATTAACGCTTTGTGCCGTTCCTTCTTGAGCATTTTTTACCACAGTGGTAATAGTAAGCGGCTTTCTTCCCATACAAATATCACGATACTCTTGCAAGTCCGCAATGATATTATCTAGGGTAAGATTATGGCGTTGTCGGTGCTCTTGTTGAAGCACATCAACCCTTGATCTAATCTTGATCTTATCTAATTCTTTTTTAGCCAATCGGTTTATACTTTCGGACTTCATATCTTGGCAATCATAACTCTGCCGATATGCTTCACTGGCATTCCCCAGCTCAATATAAAGCTGGCAAAATTTTTCTTGTTTAGGTGTTAATCCACGACCAGACGTAGATTTTCCTTTCACGTCTGACATAGAAAATCCTTAAAATACTTGAATAAAACTTATAAGCCCTATTTGCCGCCTTTTGCTTGATTAATCCACTTATTGAGATTATCTACTTGGCTTGCGCATTTATCTCGCTCTGCGGTTACCTTAACAAGCTGTATGACGACATCGCCGTATGTTTCCCCAGTAAATGCTGTTTTGACACAAGGTGCAGTATAGGCTTGAGGCGGATAAATATATTCTGCTTTAGTCGTGATTTTCTTTGTGCAAGCGGTCAAGAACAGACTGAGGCAAACGAGTGTGAGCGCAAGGTTGAGTCTTAATGATTGTTTTAACTGATTCAGCATTTTCTGTTGCTATCCTTTCTATTTCATCATTACGTTGCTGTTGCTCAATGACTGCATCACGCTCTTGTTGTAGAGCAATGGTCAATGCCTTGTTCGCATTTTCTTGTTGTTGGATGGTTTGGGCTTGTTGCTTTGTGGTTATGTTCAATTCATCTATAACACTTGATTGGTAACGCAATGCACCAATCAAAACCACTACAACAGCCCCTAACGCTATGTAAATGTACTTAGTCATTATCCGTTACCATTAATGCCCGATAGAGCTTACAACGCTCATCAATGCCATTTAGTCCACCATTAATTCTTCGCGTGACTTTTTCGACAGAATTAAGCTCAGCCAATTCATAGCATTTCCAATACCACACTGCAGTTTTAACAGATAAATCTAAATTCCCTGCTACATCTTCTGGCTCAATATCTCTACCTAACCATTTTCTAAATGCGGCATAATTATCCTTACCTGTAATCTGAATCAGTCCACGACCACGATACTTCCAACCATCTCCACTTTTCTCATCGCCATTACCCAAACGATTAGCATAAACACGATTGGCTATTAGCTCAGGTTTACGCTCATATCTCTTGGCTGTAAGAGGGTCTGGGAAATATTTACGGAAAGTTTTAGAAAGCCCAAGCCAAGAATAATTTAAATTTTCTTTAAATCTTGTAAATCCGCCACTTTCATGTCCACATTGAGCTCAAAACATCGCTTGCTGCATCTTATTCACACAACCTGCTTTTTCTATCTGCGCCGAAATAGCTTGATAAACACCTTTAACTGCGTGTGGAAAAATTTTATTAAATGTCACTTCGGAAATCATCATTGTCATCTTTTTCAATTCTCCGATTAATGAATTTAAATAAAAACTCGCGAATTTTTTCAGTACCAACAAAACCAATCATCGTACCGAGAAATGAAGAATATTCTGTATGCCCAAATAAATGTGTACAAATTGGCACCGCAACACCTGCAATAGAGGCACACATAGCCGCATCAATTAAAACATAACGAATAGCTGGCTTTTTACGCATAAATCCAAATCTTAAAAGAGAAATAAATAACGCCCAAAAAGCACTCTGTGCTGAGCTAGAACTAAGATTTGTTTGCAACCAAGACCATATTAACGCCCATACATCAGGCTCTTTAATTGGCATATATTTTCTCCCGCCTGTTCTTTAGGCAATAAAAAAGCCCCGACCGTTTCCGATCAGGGCTGTAAAATTCTTTCTTGCGTTTGCCATGCGCTAAAACCGCAACTTACCGAATATAGTACACTTTCACTTGCAAGTAATCAAGTATTTTTTAGATAAAAATATTTCTAACTCAATAACTACTTTATTTATATGAAGATTGAATCATAACCATTTTATTATCTAACTTAGAACAAGTTATCAGGGTAACTCCATCATTAGTCCAAAATTTAACTATATATGCAATAGCCGTATCGGCAATTACCGAAGTTGGATAATAATCTTTAATTGAGTCAGATATAGTCTTCGCTGTTAAAACACATTGTTTAAAATCCATATATTTTGACTCTGAAGATGATGGTCCTTGCTCAGGGAAATTACCAGAATTTACCATGCTATTTAACTGTTCAGGTGTATACTGCTTTGCTTGTACAGAAAAGGCAATTGGTAGAAAAAGTAAAGGCAATAAGAATTTTTTCATTTTTCGATCTCCATACAGATAAAAACTAGTTATATTTTATAAATATCACTTAGTAGTTTCTGTGATCTAGATCACAAATAAAGAATCTATATAGATTTATTTATCCCAAAAACATAAACTTAATCTTCGCCCCTGTGAATGCACCTTTTAAAAATCTTACGCCCTTAGCACGCTCACGATACATACAAGCAGGGGAAATATGAAGTGCGGTACAAATATCTCGTTCATTTGCTTGCTGAACGTATAGTGCCATTAAAATTTGGTATTGCAGCAAACTATCCTTATGAAGGTTCATAATCTGCTCCTCAATTTTTAAGCATTCGTCATCAGTTAAGAATGGAATGTGAGCCTTGCGCACGGTAGGTAAAACAGGAATAGAAATTGTGGTGCTTGGGTATTCTGTGCCAATTCTGTCTCTACCCCAGCAATTCCCCCACTTTTCCAACACTCTCTCAACGCTATACGACATTCTACTCTCCTTCCTGCTCTTTAATTTTTGCCTTGTAATGCTTAATCATCGCCTTACAATCTTCAATGGTGTATTTCTTCGGTTCGTGGTCTTGCCGTTCTAACCAAGCCACCTTATCCGCACCGATTTTATTGACGAGATTAATTCGATATTCGATGATGTTTCCGCTCTTGTGATCATTACAGGGGGCGCATTGTTTGTGTACGTTTAGCTCACAAAATCGCAATTCAGGGCAAGCCCCCACACTCCGATAATGCCCTGCGTGGTATTGCCCTTGATGATACCGACCGCAACTGATACAAGGTTGGTCTTTATCTCGTAAACGGATAAATTTATTAAATACCGCTTGCGCCTCTTTCAGCCATTCTGAACGACTTTTTAATTTAGCCTTACGTTCCCTTTGCTTTTTCTTCTCTGCTCGTTCCTGTGCTTTTTGCGCATTATCTCGGGCTAATTTAATCGCACATTCGGGCGAGCAAACTTTCTGTGTTGAGCTAAAGGTTTTTACAAACGCTTTGCCGCAAACTTTGCATTTATACTCTTTCGCCATTAGCCAAACACCATATTAAACATTACCCAAACTGCCGCAATCAAAAGTACAATTTTTAACTCCAAAATTTCGTCATCGTTTAAGCGTTTCATTTAAATCCCCATCTATCGTTAAATCTCACGCCATTTTGCACGCCCCAACTGGTCACATACTCGATAAGGCTCGCCATTCTGCTCACGCTCATTTGAGCCGAACTTTCACGGATATTCACAAATTCCCCCTCAAGACCTGGCACAACATCTGCTTTTTGATTAGTGGCGATTGCGTGACCCGAAATAAACAGTACCTTCCATTGCTCCATTGTAAGCTTACGCCCCATAAATTCAGCCTGATTTGCAACATCTTGGCACATAGCGTGGAACTTGGCATTTTGCTCAAGGTTTCGTGTTATTGGTTGGATTTTGACTACCAACGGCTTTTTATCGTCTGTTGGCAGTTCCTTGATTAAATCCAAGCAATTATTTTTAATGCGTTGATCGCGTAAAAAGAAAGGTTTATATTGGCTCATCACATCATTCCCAACGCTTGAATAACATCGCAATACTCATTCTTTGTACTCCACACCTAAATCTTCCAACCCAAAATAACCGCAAGATTTTGTTCGATTT